TTATTTTTTCAAATATTCTTAAGGGTTATTTAAAAAATAAATTTCAATTTCATGAAGATTCAGATTCATTCATCGGTATTACTAGTAAATATTTACCTGTTTATAAAGATTTTATTCAATTCTGGAATACAACTATTACTAATTCTACATGTCCTGACTTTGAAAATGAACTTGAAATAGATGAAATTAGTTCATTATTTAAACAATGGTCTAAAAGTAAAAATGTTCTGTCTGAAGAAAATATTATTAAAGTTCTTAAACATTTTTTTATTGCTGAAATTGTAGAAGATAAATATGTGTTGAATGTTATTTCAACAATTTGGAATAAATCAAATGATATTGAAAATTCTATTCCATATATTAAAGATGAACTTTCTAAAAACCATAAATTAACGCTTATCAGCTTTGATGATTTATATAATTATTATCAAAATTATTGTACTGTTAATTCATTAAAATTTATAATAAGTAAACGTTATTTTGAGAAATATTTATATTTTAAATTTACTGAATTTATTGTATATGATAAATTTATTAAAATAGAATGGATTTCTAATTAATACATTATAAATAATATTATATAATAAGGAATTATATCATAACTTATTATATAATTTATATATTGTTATAAATTGATAAAATATTATCAACAAATAACCATGAATTTTTATTTTCTTTAATGCAATTTCTTATAAAAAAACCATCTGCATTATATTTTGATATTTCCCATCTATTTTTATTTATTAATTTTGATGATATCAATATTTGTGATGTATCTATCAAATATACTTCTGGAATATCTCCTTTTAATATATCAAGATATGGAAATATATCTGGTTTTCTCTCTTGACTAAACGTATACACTTTTTCACTTTCTAAAATATTAAAAAGTTTATATATATCATCTATTAGTTTTGAATCGTCATCTAAAAAATATACATATGTCTCCTCATGATTTTGAATAAAATCTAACGCATAATTTCTTTGTGCATTTCCACTTATACTATTTTTATCTTCATACATAAGTTCAATTATCTTATTATTATTTGAAAATAATAATGGGTTTTCTTTGATCTTTGATGAGTCGTATACAATTATCCACTTTGCAATATAATCAAAGTTTATATAATTCACTATTTTTAACAAATTTTCTGGTCTTATACTTGGAGTTATTATAGTTATTTTAAAATTATTCTCTTTATAAATATTATAATTAATATTAATTTTTTTAATGGGTTTTATATCAATAGTTTCTCTATATATGATCTCATAATTGTTATTATCATTTGCTAGCAAAAGTTTAAAATAATTCACTAATTGTTCTTCATTAATATCTGTTAAAGAATATGACTTGAAAAAATCTAACTTATAATTGTCTAAAATATTATTTAAGACTTCTATTGGTAAATTATTATCTAAAATAATATAATCAATATTATTATCTCTCTTAATTGTATGTATTTTTTGAAGTAATGTTTCAAAACCTATATATACAATTTGTTTTTCCTTACCAAAAACTTTATTATAATATTTTGGAATATAATTATTTCTTTTCCAAATTTGTGAATATTCAAAATCTTCAAATGCATTTAATTCTTTAATTTTTTCATTTATACCTTTTGAAACATACATAGGATAAATATAATCTATACAAAGTCTATTTATTTCTGAATTTCTGATAAGTGAAAAATTATTATTATTATCATTCATATATTGAATATAACCTAATTCATTAATTTTAATTATTTTTGTTTTTGACATAACTGTTCTTAAAAAAACTTCATAATCATCACTTATTGGTAATAATTCACTATAATTTCCAATCGAAATTAAAAAATCTTTTCTCCAAACTCTCGGATGATTTGGTATGGCAACTATATTTGATATTGTAACATTATTAATATTAGGACTACTAGAGATAAATAACCATTTACCATTTATTTTTTCACAATAATATCCTGCATAACCTAATGAAAACCAATCTGAATATTTAAAATTATTACCATTTTCATAAATATTTGAATAATTCATATAAACAAATCCAACATTTATATCTGTTTCAAATGCATTATATACTTTTTCAATACAATATGATGTTAATTCATCATCATGATCCATTTCTAAAACATATTTACCTCTACAAAGTAATACAACTTCATTTTTAACATTACCTATGCTGCCACTATTTTTTGATCTTTTATAAAGTCTTACTCTATTATCATTATTAGTATTAAAAAAATTTGTTAGATATTTAAAATGTTCTTCTTCTGGACTATCATCTAAAATAACCCATTCCCAATCAAGAAAAGTTTGTTTTTTTAAACTTTCATATGCTCTTTTAATTTTATCGTATGACTTATAACATGTTGTGAATATTGAAAAAGAAATTTTATTATTATTTACATTCATTACATTATGAATATAACAATAGTTTACTGATTTATTAAAATCATTAATCTCAGGAAAATTATTTAAATGTATCCAACGTTTATTAAATCTTGATGGAATTATTACTATATTTATATATTCATCTATCTCTCCAAATGTAACTAATATAGAAAAATTTGGATCAAATAAATTATTTAAATCTAATGGATCTGATATAATTTTAATATTACATATTAATTGATCTCTTTTATCATTTAAAAACTTATCAATACTTATATATTTTTCTAATCTAAAAAATATTATACCTGGATATTTCATAAAATTATTATTAAATTTTATTTAAATTGAAATTTAAATAAAATTTGTTAATTTAAACTTTAACTATTTAGCCTGCATTACCTGCAACAAATTGAAGATCAACACCAGAGGTTCCAACACCTTCACCATCATAAGAATGAGGAGATAATGGTCCACCAATAGCCATCCCACCTCTCATTTTACGGCTTTTACGTCTTCCACCTGAAGCAATTAAAGCTCTATCAAGAGGAGAACCTAATTGTTCACCAGAACCCATTGGACTACCAACACCACCTCTCATCTTTCTACTCTTATGTCCTTTGTGAAATAACTTGAATTGACCTTTCTTAGCAATATAACCAAGTTTCTTAAGATGTTTAATACTTTTCTTTCCAGAATCATGCTTTCTTCTAGATACAATGCGACCATGTTTGTTCTTCATTAAATTATTTTTAGTGAGACCACCTGGAGTTTTTTTAGCAGTTCCATGCCATACTTGAGCGCGAGTTCCTACAGTTTGCATTATAAAGTTAAATGAGAAAAAATTTATTTTTTTTATTTAATTAAATACGCAATTAAATCAATTTGAAGGTGGTTTTCCACTTCCACCTGGCATTCCTTCTATTCTACCTAAATAGTTTACATTTAATGGTTGTCCTAAATAAAAATTACCATATTGTGTTTTACCCCCTTTTTTACTGGAAATTATTTGAGCTATTCTAGTAGCATTTGAAACTTTTGCTGATGATGAATCTGATCCTGGTGTATTTTTATCATATCTATTTGGAATACAATAACAAGTATTAATTTCTCCTACAGATCCATATACAGCATTATATTCTGCAACATAATTTATCATACGTAATGTTGTTCGACTACCACCTGGTCTAAAATGTCCATATGAGTACATTAATATTTAATTTGATTATATTTTAAATAAAAATTGATTTTTAAAATTAAGTTAAAAATAAAATTACATAGTTATATAACAATGAGTGCTAACGACGCTAATACTGATTTATTCTTTGATGTTCAACAGAAGACTGATAAACAGCATATCTTGGATAATCCAGATACATATATTGGTTCTGTTGAAAGTATTGATGCTGATATGTGGATTATGAGCGAAGATAGTGATAAGCAGTCTGCTTTGCCTTATAAAATTGTTGAAAAAAATATTAATTATATTCCTGGGTTATTTAAGTTATTTGATGAAGGTATTGTTAATTGTCGCGATCATGTTGTAAGAATGAAGACCAAAGTTGATAGCAATGTTGAAAATGCTTTACCTGTCACACATATTGACATTAGTATTGAAGCTGATGGTTCAATTACAATGGTTAATGATGGAAATGGTATTGATGTTGCTCAAAAAGATAGCGTTTGGATTCCTGAACTTGTATTCGGACATTTAAGAACTTCAACTAATTATAATAAGGAAGAAAAGAAAATTGTTGGAGGTAAGAATGGGTTTGGTTTTAAGCTTGTTTTGATTTGGTCTAGTTATGGTCGAATTGAAACTGTTGATCATATTCGTGGATTAAAATATATTCAGGAATATAAAAATAACTTAGATGAAATTTGCAAACCTACAATTATCAAGTGTAAAAATAAACCATATACTAAAATTACTTTTAGACCTGATTTTACTAGACTTGGAATTTCAGGATTGACACCAGATATGATATCACTTCTAAAAAAACGCGTTTATGATATTGGTGCTATTACTGATAAAAATATTAAGGTAAAATATAATGATCTATTAATTCCTGTTAAAAATTTTGAACAATATATTAGCATGTATATTGGTGATAAATCAACTGCACCAAGAGTTTATGAAGATAATGGAGAACGTTGGGAATATGCTGTTGCTCTTACACCAGCTGATGAATTTGTTCAAGTATCATTTGTTAATGGTATTCATACTTCTAAAGGCGGAAAGCATGTTGAGTATATTTTAAATCAAATCATTAGAAAATTAGTTGATTTTATTGAAAAGAAAAAGAAAACAAAAGTTAATCCTAATACTATTAAAGAACAATTAATTTTGTTCTTAAGATGTGATATTGAAAATCCTGCATTTGATAGTCAAACTAAGGATTATATGAATACTCCTTCATCTAAATTCGGTTCTAAATGTGAAGTTAGTGATAAATTTATTGAAAAAGTAGCAAAAATGGGTGTAATGGATGCTGCTTTACAATTAACAGAAGTAAAAGAAACTAAAGCTGCTAAGAAAACTGATGGAACTAAGACAAAATCTGTTAGAGGTATTCCAAAGCTAACTGATGCTAACTGGGCTGGAACAGAAAAATCAAAAGATTGTATGTTAATTTTGTGTGAGGGAGATTCAGCTAAGGCAGGTATTCTTTCAGGATTATCATCTGAAGATCGTAATATTGTTGGTGTTTATCCTTTAAAAGGTAAACTACTAAATGTTCGTGGTGAGCCATTAAAGAAAATTTCTGATAATAAAGAAATCACAGAAATTAAACAAATTCTTGGACTTGTAACTGGTAAAAAATATTTGAATTTAGAAGATGTAAATAAAAATCTAAGATATGGTAAGGTTTTATTTATGACTGATCAAGATTTAGACGGTAGTCATATTAAAGGTCTTGGTATTAATTTATTATCATGTGAATGGCCTACACTTTCACAAATTCCTGGATTTATTGGATTTATGAATACTCCAATCTTGAAAGCAAAAAAAGGAAGTAATGAATTAAATTTCTATAATGATGGTGAATTTGAAGAATGGAAAGAACATAACGATGTTAAGGGTTGGAATATTAAATATTATAAAGGTTTAGGAACTAGTACTGGTAAGGAATTTAGAGAATATTTTGAAAATAGAAAAATTGTGGAATTTCAATTTAGTGGTAAGGAATCTGATGATGCAATTGATATGGTATTTAATAAGAAAAGGTCTGATGATAGAAAAGATTGGTTGAAATTTTATGATAGAGATGCGTATCTTGATACAAGTAAAAAAAATGTATCTTACGAAGAATTTGTAAATCGTGAATTAATTCATTTCTCTAAATACGATTGTGATAGAAATATTCCTAACTTGATGGATGGTCTTAAGATTTCACAAAGAAAAATTATATTTGCAGGATTTAAAATAAATATTAGTAAAGAAATTAAGGTTGCTCAATTTTCAGGAATTGTTTCTAAAGAATCTGGTTATCATCACGGTGAAGTTAGTTTAAATGGTGCTATTGTTGGAATGGCGCAAAACTTTGTCGGTTCTAATAATATTAATTTGTTTATGCCTAATGGACAATTTGGTACTAGATTACAAGGTGGAAAAGATAGTGCTTCTGAAAGATATATCTTTACACAATTGAATAAACTTACAAGAACAATCTTTCAACAAAGTGATGATAATATTCTTGAATATTTAAATGATGATGGATTGTCTGTTGAACCTATTTATTATGCTCCAATTATTCCTATGATTCTTATTAATGGTTCTAAAGGTATTGGTACTGGTTTTAGTACAGATATCATGTGTTATAATCCATTACAAATTATTGAATATTTACAAAATAAATTAAGATATATTGAAGATGATATTGATTTCATTCCTTATTATGAAGGATTTAAAGGTCAAATTACTAAGCTACCAGATGATAAATTCTTGATCAAAGGAATCTATGAAAAAATTGGTATTGATAAAATTAGAGTTACTGAATTACCTGTTGGATATTGGACTGAAGATTTTAAAGAATTACTTGAACATTGGATTAGTCCAGGTGAAGATAAAGATAAAAATAAGATTCCTGCAATTATTAAAGATTATGAAGATATGAGTAGAGATACAAATGTTGATTTTACTATTACATTTGTAAAGGGGAAACTTGAAGAATTAGAAAAAATTAAAGGAGATCATAGATGCAATGGTCTTGAAAAATTATTGAAACTTTATACTACTAATACAACAACTAATATGCATTTATTTGATGCGAATGATACTTTACAAAAATATGATAAAGTTTCAGATATTATCGACTCTTATTATGATGTAAGACTTAAAATGTATCAAACTAGAAAAGAATTTATGATTGAAAGTTTAGAACGTGAGTTAATGCTATTAACCAATAAAGCTAAATATATCAAAGAAAATTTAGATGGAACAATTGATTTGCGTAAGAAAAAGAAAGAACAAGTAGTTGAAATGTTAGAAAACAAGGGATATAATAAAGTTGATGATGATGGAGATTTTAAATATCTTGTTAAAATGCCAATGGATTCAGTAACAGAAGAAAATGTGGAAAAATTATTGAAGGATAAAGGAAATAAAGAAATTAAATTAGAAGAAATTAAGAATACAACAATTAATAAAATGTGGTTTAATGAATTAGAAACATTAAAAGATCAATATTTGGAATATAGAGAAGAAAGAATTAGAACAATGAATGGTGATGATTCAAAACCAAAAAAGAAAGTGGTTGCAAAAACAACAAAGAAAGTAGTAAAGAAGCAAAACTTGATTGTTGAAGATGATTAAATAAAAGTAAAATATAAAAAATAAAAATAAAAATAAATTTTACATAAAGAATTTTGAATATATATATTATTTAATGTATATTCAAATACTTAATTTGAAGACATGACACTTCTTTATGATTGTCTTAAAACATCAATCAAATTGATTATCAACTCTTTTTTCTCATGTCATTTGACTTTTGTTTTCTATAATTAGAGAGAAAATTTTATATTAATCCTTTATATTATTATTTAAGATTTTTGTTATTTTATTTTCATGATAATTCTCTCCACACCCAATAAATAAAAATATGTTCTTTAAATTTGTTCTGTCAAACATACGTTCAAAACTTGTTAAATAGCACCAATCTTTATTTGCTAATGCAAAATTAACTAACTCTTTATTTGTTTTTATTAAAAAATTCTTTGCATTTTTATCTCCTTTAAACCATCCACTCTTTGTTTGATTATCAATATTCTCTCTAATTTGAATTATTACTTTTGTTTGTGGGAATAATTCTTTGAAATCTTTTATGTAATTTATATTACCAGAATCATATCTTATCTCTTTAAAGCCCCATAAATTTGTAGAATCTGAATTTTTAAACATATTAATTATCATAACTTTAATCATATAAATTATTTGTTCAATTTTATATGAATTATACCATGATGGCTTAACATTTTTATTTATTAGATATTCATAAGTAAATGGTGTTATGTTACCTGGAACTTGGTCAGTTGTTGTTTTTTTTATTTTTCTATAAAACTCCAATAGTGAATTAATAGCAGCATAATTCTCTCCACATATATTGGAATTTGGAATAGTATTTAAAAGTCTCTGCATTGTAGTTGATCCTGAACGACCTGTAGCACATATTAGAACAATTTTATCATCCATTATTGAATTTATGTTAAGTATTTAAATATTAGTTAAATAATATTTAAATATTTATCATTTATAATTATAAATGTTAAGAAAAGTAAAATGTAAAAATTGTTGAGGGACTAATACAGAAAAAGGTGACCTAAAATGTTTTAATTGTAAAACTAATGGTTGTGATAAATGTATTGAAACTGTATGTTGTGATTGTTGTGTAATTATGTGTAAAAAATGTCGTAATAATGATAACATAAATTGTGGTTGTTATGGGGAATGTAGTAGATGTAGAAGAGATGTAAATAGAGGGAGTAACGGATGGCCTTGTTACGAATGTAAAAATTGGTATTGTTCAACTTGTATAAATAGTTCTACATGTAAAGAATGCAATCCATGTGAAGATTAAAACCATGACTTAAATTCTAATTGTCTATCCGTATTACTAGCTTGAACTGGATGAGCTATAGGAACTACAAGTGTACTTACATCATCTACATATTTCATATAACCTTGAGCTTCACTATATACTTGTTGTATGCAGTAATTTAATACTATTTTATTTAATTCTGTTATTTGTTGTTGAATATTAAATGGTTGATTTGTTGAATGCTGTAAAAATACACTTCTCATTATAATTTTTAATGAATCACAATCTTGGGGACTAATTATATACTGACCATTTGATCTTTGATATACACCAGCTCTTATACCATTTTGTATTATTTGAATATTTTGTTGAGAGAAAAATGCTTGAGATAAAGGAGTATTATTCCATATTCCTTCTGTAGCATTCCTAAATGTTACACATTGATTTGCAGGTATTTTATCATACATCTCAAATAATGCTGAAGTATTAGGTGATTTTATATTTATTCGTCCATTATTTACTTTATCCATTTATATAAAATAAGTAAATAGAAAAAATTATATTTATTTAATTTATATGGAAGGTTTTCAAAAATTTATTCTTTTTGTTGCTATAATTATATTAATTATTGCTTTAGTATTAATAGGTATTTCATTAACATATGCCAAAGATCAACAATGGCCACCCATGACTCCTGAATGTCCTGATTATTGGTTAGTAGATGGTTCTGGAAATAATACTACTTGTACTAATATTAAAAATTTAGGAACATGTCCTCCTCAAAGTGGACAAAAACATTTGATTATGAATTTTAATACTAGTGCATTTACAAGCAATAATCCTAGTTGCTCTAAATATAATTGGGCTAAGAAATGTGGTATATCTTGGGATGGCATTACTTATGGTGTTAATAATCCTTGTCAAACTTCATAATGATTTTTTTTGAAAATAATTAAATAAAACATTATAGATATAATTTACTAATTATATATATAATGAATGTAAAAAAATTATCAAATTTACCTAATGAAATAATAAGATTAATTAAAGAGTATATTCCTCACCACAAATTAGTATTTGTTAATAGATTATATTATAATTTATATCACTATACTATTAAAAAACATATAAATTTATATGAAAATTTTGTTAGAGATATGATTAGAAGAGATAATTATTATGTTTTTGAAAAAATACTTATAGAGAATATCGATAAATGGATTAACCATAAACAATATAGATTCAAGAATATGATTTTTAATAATTATATTTATTTTATTATGTATTTTTGTATTGAAAATAATTCTGAACGATGCAGGGAATTATTAGTTGGCTATTTATCAAAACGTGATTTGTGTAAAAATATACATAAAAAGAATGTTGTTAAATATATAAAATGGACCAATTAAATATAAATAAAATTCTTAATAGAGAAGAGAAAGAACGCGAAATCAAAAATATTCTTAAAGATTTTGAATTTAATAAAAACAATTTATTATTTAAAAAAGGTATTTATGTTTATGGAGATCCTGGTACTGGAAAAACTTCATTTGTTACTAATATTTTAAAAGAACTTGATTATGATATTATTAAATATGATGCAGGTGATATTAGAAATACATCTGTTATTGAAGATATTACTAAACATAATATGTCTGATAAAAATATTATGAGTTTATTTAATAAAAAGGTTAAAAAAATTGCTATAATTATGGATGAAATTGATGGAATGAATAATGGAGATAAAGGTGGTATTAATTCTTTAATTAAACTTATTAGACCTAAAAAAACTAAAAAACAAAAACTTGAAGAAGTAACTATGAATCCAATTATATGTATCGGCAATTATAAAGTAGACAAAAAAATTAAAGAGCTTATGAAAGTATGTAATACTGTTGAACTTAAAACTCCTAATCAATTACAAATGTTTAATATTATTAATAAATTATTAGTTAATGTTACTAATGAAATTAAAAATAAACTTGTAATTTATGTTCAAGGTGATTTAAGGAAACTTAATAGTATGTATAATTTATATAAAAACAAATCTGAACTTTTTACATGTGAAATTATTGAAAATATATTTCAAATTAAATCTTATAATGATGATACAAAAAAAATTACGAATAAATTGATAAATGAGTATTTTCCAATTAATGAACATAATAATATTATGAATGAAACTGATAGAACAAGTGTAGGACTTTTATGGCATGAAAATATTATTGATGTTATTGAAAAACTTGATAAAAAACAATCAATACCATTTTATATTAAACAGCTTGATAATATTTGTTTTGCTGACTATATCGATAGAATAACATTTCAAAAACAAATTTGGCAGTTTAATGAAATGAGTTCTTTAATTAAGACATTTAAAAATAATAAATCATTTCATGAAACTTTAAAAAAAAAAAATAAATATGAACCTTCAGAAGTTAGATTCACAAAGGTATTAACAAAATATTCTACAGAATATAATAATTCTCTTTTTATTCAAAAATTATGTCAAAAACTTGGAATGGACAAAAAAGATTTATTTGGATTTTTTACTGAACTTAACAATAATTACGAAAATTCTGAAATTATTAATTTACTTGACAATTATGAAATTGGTAAATTAGACATTAATCGTATATATCGTTATATTGAAAAATATATAAAAGAAAATGCAAGTGGAACTGCTGATAAAGAAATTGAAGAAGATGATTGTGATGAATGTGAAGAATGTTAATTTAATTACAAAAAAATAAAATATATATATATAATTATTTGCATAAATTCCAGCATCTAAGTTGATCTTCTAAATTTTGAATTGTATCTTTTGCTTCTTGTATTTCATTAAGTAAATTTTCATACGTGTCACCATCAATTAAATCGTAGTCATCCATATAGATGATAATGTCGAGACGTATATACCAATCAATAAATTTTCGTTTTTCGTTTATAATTTTTCTTGCATCATTAAAAGTCAAAAAGCATGAATTAAGTACTATGGGTCTAAAATTAGGTAATTTATTGAAATTAAAACTCATTGTTGATTATAAAACTGAATGTAAGATATGCTCCACCGCAGGAGTAAAATAATGAATGATATTGATATACTTATAAAGTATCATGAAATCCTGAAATATTACGCTTCATCATGATTCGTAAATCATGAAATCTTCAACTCTTCATCATGAAATCTTGAAATATTAATTGTAATATAAGTATATGAAAAATGTTCATTAATTAACTGTGAATCAGTATAACTTCATTTATAACGATACTACTATGAGTTTTTTTAGTTATGACGATGAACTTTTTTATGAAACTAGTGGATCAGATATTGAATTAGAATTTCAAAAAGTTATGACTGCTAATGAAGCTAATCAACTTACATTTTCTGGAACCTTTTATATAATGCAAAGAGGATATACAAATAAACAAGCAAAACTCTTAATTATGATAAGACTTCATAATTTAGTTAAACAACTTATCGATATTTTAATTAAGATTGATGAGAAAAATAAAAAAGACTTTTCTGAAAATAATAGACTTATAAAATTAGCTGATAGATTAACTACATCTTCGCTTGATTTACTTAAAGTATTTGAAGATATATTAATAATTAAAGATTATAATGATGAAAAAACATATAATGTTAAGGATTTTTTTGAAACAAATATAGATTTTTCTATATTTGTTTATTACAGAAAAGATATGACTGCATTATTAGGTTATAATATGATTACAACAGAACTTGGAGCATTAATGGGTGTATATGATATGCTTTTTGGAGAAGATTTATTAAAACTAAACAAAAAATATACAACAAAATATATATTTGAAATGTTATATATAATTATTTAAATTTTTTATTTTATAATATATTTATTCAGGACCTATAAGAACTATATATTCTTCAGATTCACTATTAAATTCAAGTCCGCAAAAATCTGGTGTGCATGTATCTGTAAATACGTCGTATTTTTTAAGCTGTGAAATATCATCTTTATAATAAAAAAGTACATCTTCTTTCCATTCTTCCATTTCTTCAAATGCTTTATCTATATTTTCATTTTTAATAGGTTCCTTGTAAAATTTATATATAAGATTTAATATTTGTTTTACATTTATAGGTCTCAATAACTTTCTTGTTTCAAAAAATAATAAGTTATTATTTAATGGAAGTGAAAATTTAATACTCCCTTTAATCGAGTTATCAAATACAATTGTATCAAACTCTTTTTGTGTGATATTTTTTTTGGTAAATTTATTTATAGCTGTTTTTGGTTGAGATCCAATAAACCACTCAATATTATTTAAAATGTCCATAATATAAATATATTATTATAAATATATTTATATTATAATTTAATACTATAATTTAATACTATTATACAACTTCAACTGAAAATTTAGACTTTTCTCTTTTTATTTCAGCTAATCTTGCGTCACGCTTAGATTCCCAGTTGGATACCATATCATTATTAATTGTAACATGTAAATGATCTGCATAATGTTGAGGCGAAAGAAAAAATAACGTATTTGATCCATTTGCACTTTTACATTCGCCAGTTGATAAACCAACTTTAAAAAACAAATCTTCATCTTTTGATCCAACAAAATTTGGATAATACTGACCAGTCTCAGCATCCCGAATATGACTACCTGTACCACTAGAAGTATAAATATCAATCTTTTTATTCTTCATTGTTCCATCCTTTTTTTGAATCTTTCTATAAATGGAATTATATCCTTTGTCCATTTTTTTTGATTGTTCCAAAATTTGTTCATTTGTCAAGGTATTATCATAATCATTTTGGTCTACTGGATTGTAATCTTCGTCTTGATACATTCTATATTATATATCTATATAATGTATATTCTTTAAATTATTTTAATAAATATTTATTGCCATAATCTTATTATTAAGATGTATTTTTATGTTTATATTAAATAATTTAATAAACAATATTATTATTATTATTATTATTATTATTATCTTGTTTAAGTGTTAGAATTTTTGAATTTATTAAATCTTTTATTTTATTATTTAAATAATTTACTTGATCTTTTAACTGATTATTTTCAAATATTAATTGTTGTATTATCAATGTTTGTTCATTAATTTTTTCTTGCATAACTTGTGGATTCATTAACATATTTATTTTATTTATAGTATTTTGATATTCCATTTGTTTTTCAATATGTTCTTTCATAATCTGTTCTCTGTTTTCTTTTATTTCATTAAGTTGTTTAGTAACATCTGGTTTATTATATGTTTTACCTGGTTCATAATTATTAAGTAATTCATCAATATCTTCCATAAAAAATTTAAGGATATCTGGTTCTTTTATCAAATCATATGGATTTAAAGCTGTTTCATGAACATTTGGGTTTGGTATTTGCTTTAATAATTCTTTTTTATCGAAAGAATTATGATTATGAGAAAATACCAATATTGATTTTTTTGATTCCAATTGTGCAAAAGGAATTGTATAATTTTTTAAAAAGTTTTTCTCTTCAGAAATTGAAGATGCCTCATCAAATTTTGTTTTATTTAATAATTCACGTCTAAAGGCAAATGTTGCGGCAGTTGAATGTTTGTCACCATATGGTCCAAATTGAAGCATTTTATTAATATGTTTAAAATGAATAAACATAGCACTTGATCCAGCACATAAAGCTTTTGGATTATTTCTTAAAGTTTCTACAGCATGACTTACTCTTTCGGGTGGATAATAATCATCATCATCCATATAAACAATTATATCACCAGTTGCTTTTTCATTTGTTATATTTCTTTTTTTTCCAAGTGTCATTTTTTCATCATATTTAAAGTATTTAACATAAGGTAAATGTGCTACTAGATCTTCTATTTTATCAGTTCCATCATCTACAATAATCCATTCCATTTTATCTCTTGGATAAGTTTGATTTTCAAAACATTTTATAATAATCGGTATAAAGGGTCTCCTATTAAATGTTGGAGTACATACACTAACCATAGGTTTTTTTGGCAACTTTTCTTTATCTTTATTTTTTTTTCCCATTTTATTATTTAAATAACTATTATTTAAGTAATATTAAATTAAAATTATTTGCTTGATAAATTTTTACTAATTTTTTTTAATTCTTTTGTTATATTTCCTCCTTTTTGACCTAAAAGTAAATTATATAAAAATCCATGTTTCTTTAAACTATCTTTTAATATACATGTTTTTTTTGCTTGTTCATAACTTGTTGCTGGTGATAAATTTGTCTCGGTTATAGGTTTAAAAATATCTATTGAAATAAAATTCCAATATATTAATGCTACAGTAATTATTGAAAATATTCCTGGAATAGTTCCTAACTTTGAAAAAGCTAATAAAACAACAAATATACTAATTATAGTTACAATTGATATTTTATAGTATTTTAATACTTCTTTAATTAATGAAAATGACGATATTGATTTACCATTTAATACTCCTTTATAAAATAAACATGAAAATAATGTATAAAATATTATAACAAATGGAATAAATGATAATAAAGGAAATGCAAAGAAAAATAATATTATAAATAATATTACTAATCCAACTCCTAATCCCCAATCAATTGGACTAATTAATGTTACATCTTCCCATTTCGGATTTCCTTCACCTGAAATATTTGCATTTGTTTTAAAGAACCAATACATATTTGCAAACCATAAATAAATAAAATATAAACTATTTATTAAAACACCAAAAGCAAATAAAAACCCAACTATTATTGGCCCTAATCCAATAATGACAGCTTCTGGCATACCATTTAAAAAATTCATAGTAGTATTTATAACAGAGTAATCAAATTGTAGTAATGATTCTATAATTGAAATAAAATAATTTGCTAAAAAGTTAGATGATGGTTTATCTTTATAATTCTTAAACATATCAATAACTTGATTTTTTTGATTTTTAGTATCATATGGAATTTCTAATTTCATCGACATTTCAGGATCAGTAAATGTTGTAAAAATATTTGTTTGTATTTTTTCTATATTTGGTTTAGAATCTGTATAAGGAGAACAATTAGATTCAGTTGGTAATATATTTGATTGTGCTAATTTACATACAAATAATATTAATGCACTACTGGAAAAATACAGTAAAATAATAACTATTATAGATATTAATGAAGTCATAAATCCCATAATATTTGATGTAAAGCTAGATGTTGAACTAGAACTTTCTTCAGTTTTTTTTTGATCTATAGTGCTTGTATCTGACATTACTTATATTAAATCTATATAAAATAATTAGTAAAATTTAATATCAATTTATTATATGAATTTAACTATAGCACAATATTACACTTTATTTTTTGCTATTATCACATTTATTTTATTATATATAATTTTTAATATGATTGATTATTTAGCTGCCGAAAAATATATTATTGAATGTTTTACAAATGGTCCTATTAGAGAGAGTACTGGTCCTGAAACTAGTCACACTGTTAATTTACCCTTAAATACTACATATAGTTGTAAGAATTTTTGTGGTCCTACTGCTAGATGTGCTATTACAGGACAGCAGTGTTTTGCTGATATTGATTGTCCAGGTTGTCAACCATATTCACCACCATTATCTAAGACACCTGATTGTATACCAGGAAATGATGATGCAGGAAAATTGACAGTTGGTGTAACTCCTACTTATTCTCCTTTAACAACTGGTTATGGAACACAAGAAAAAATAATTACAGATGATATGTATGCACAGCCACCACAACCAAATTTTGGTGTTGATACATGGGGTGAATCTTTTAATGAAAGTCAGGCATTATTTAATAAACGTTATAAACCAAACAATTTACAATTTATGCCAAATTATCCACCCAGTTATACTTTAACTGGTGAGTTTATAACAGATGGTCCGTTACCATCTAATTATTAAGATTTATTAATTATTACTTCTTTAGCTATATTTCTTATTATTTTGTCTTGTTTTTCTATATCATTATTACCTGAACCACCCATTGCTTCAATAACTAATTTACTATATTGATCTGAATATTTTGAATCACTATAATTACAACCTGGATGTAGTTCTTTATATTTTGGTAAAAGTTTTTCATTTTTAAATGCTATTCCTTTTATTGCCTTACGAAGTCTAATTTTTTGTTCATTTTCTTTTTCCCATTTATCATCATCTTTTATATAAATAATTTCACGTTTTTTATCAGCACAATGAACAGGACGTTTATGAATATCCATTGCTTTAAGATTTTTTACAATTATATTTGAAATTCCTTCTACAAATCCAAGCTTACCAACTTCTTCTAAATCAGACAATTGAAGTTGTAGAGAGTCAACAAAATCATTTATATTCATTGCATCTTTACATGTCTCATTTAAAAACATATTCAGATTAAAAGTTTTATTATTATTATTTGAATGATTATTAATTAGTGTATTATTTGTTGTATTTCCACACATTTCAACGATCTTATTAGTAAGCTCTTGGTTTTGTTTATATGCTTCTGTTGTTTTAACAGTTAATTCTGTATTTAAAGTTACTAATTCTTTATTTTGTTTTACAACTTCTAATACAAGATTAGTTAATGATTTTAATTCTCCTTCATTCTTGTAGGTATTATTTTTTTCAAATTGATAACTACATTTTTTCTTATGCTTTGAAAGACCTCTACTGTAAATATATATGTTACCACATATGCATTTAAAACCATTTTTTTGCTCATTTTGCTCATTTTGCTCAATATTTGTCTCCATTGAGTAGATTTTCGGCTCCAAGGCCTTTTTTTTATGTTTATCGGTTAAAAGATGTCTCTCGTAATTTAACCTACGAGACGTATTATAGTTACAAAAAACACAGCAAAATTCATTGCTCATTTTTTGCTCAATTTGCTCAATATTTGGCTCCAATGGCTCCATATAGTATCTTAGGATTTTTTTCTTTAAGTTTTTTTATAAAAAATTTACAATAATAAAAAAAAAATTTGCAGAGTAATTTGTGACGATAAAATTTCAACATGGTAAGGATTTTTTTTCGTCAGTAAGAAGTGTTTTGGCTTTCAATTTTTGGACATTTTTTTTGTCCATTTTTGAAAAGTTAAAAAAACTTTCCCAAAGATTTTTACTTCATAACCTTTCATATGTAGGGAGTGTTTTTTATGTTTTTTAAAGAAAACTTAAGAATTCCCTTCAATATGTAGTATATCGTCTTTAAGTAGGTAAAATATATATTTTGCAAAATATATTAAAAGAAAAAAAGACATAAAAAAAATTTAAGAAAATATTGTAGAATGATTAGAAAAAATCTCAGCAGCGGCTGCCATCCAAATGAAGGATTACCTCATTGGCATTTATATATTAAATTACCATTAGGACAAACAAAAGAAATTCCAGAAATTTTTGAAAGAACTGGAGTAGGAAAAGATAGTCAAGTAATTTCTGGAAAAGTTAGTGATATTTATGATTTTGTTGAAGATCAAATCGGAAATTCGAGACCATTTACATTATATTGGAATAACAAAAAATTAGATAATCCTCAAATAAAAATAAGACAAATAATTGTAGAAGGAAGAAAAATACCATTGTATAATAATTCTTTTGATATTCCTATTGTTGTTCATTATAATGATGAATTACCACCCGAATTTGTAGAATCACACGATTTAGACTTGGCTGATGTTAGGGCACCACAAACACCACGTTAAATTATTATTTTCTTTTCATTGTTGAAATATTTATTTTTTCAATAATATATTTACCACAAGGACCACAGTGGTCTTCATTAGCCAAATCAATTTTATAATCCAATTTTTTATGACAAGACTCGATAGACCACCGTCCTAATGGAGGAGGTTTATGGTATGTTTTAAACAATAAACTTCGAATATGTAGTATTATACTTTTCATCATTATTTTAGATATATTAACTTATATATTAATATATCTAATTCAATTTTTTTATATATTTAAAATGAATTTAAGCTTGTAATGCCTCTACCAATAATAAGACCATGAATATCTTGTGTTCCTTCATATGTATTTACTGCTTCAAGATTTAACATATGTCTTATGATATGATACTCATCTGATATACCATTACCACCCAATATATCTCTAGCATTTCTGGCTATTTGTAATGACTTTAAACAATTATTACGTTTTATTATAGAAATATTTTCAGATATTAAATTATCTTCATCAATCATTCTTCCTACTCTTAAAACAGATTGTAACCCTAATGTTATTTCAGTTAACATGTCTGTTAATTTAATTTGAATTAATTGATTTGATGCTAAAGGTTTTTTAAATTGTTTTCTTTCTAGTGAATATTCTCTTGCTATTAAATAACAATCTTCAGCAGCTCCCAAAACACCCCAAGCTATACCATAACGCGCATTATTTAAACACATAAAAGGACCTTTTAATCCTTTAATATTTGGAAGCATATTTTCTTTTGGGACTATTACATTATCCATAAAAATCATACCTGTATTAGATGCTCTCAAAGAAAATTTTCCTTCAATTTTAGGAGTTGTTAATCCAACCATATCTTTTTCCAAAATAAAACCTCTAATATCATTATTATCATCTTTTGCCCAAACAATAAACACATCAGCAATTGGTGAGTTCGTTATCCAATTTTTACTTCCATATAAAATATAATGATCACCGTTTAAAAGTGCTCTAGTCTTCATTCCTGATGGATCACTACCATGATCTGGTTCTGTAAGACCAAAACATCCAATTAAATTACCTTTTGCTAATTCAGGTAAAAATTTATTTTTTTGTTCTTGTGTTCCGAATTTATATATAGGATACATTACCAAAGATGATTGAACACTAGCACAACTTCTATAACCACTATCAACTCTTTCAATTTCACGCATTATTAAACCATATGATACATAATTAACTCCTGCACAACCATAACCATTAATAGTTGGTCCTAATAATCCAACTTTACCCAATTCTTTGATTATATTTTTATCAAATTTTTCATTTCTAAATGAAGAAACTATATTTGGTAATAAAAATTCTTTAGAAAAATTATACGATAATTCTTTTATAGATTTTTCCTCTTGACTAAGCTGATTTTCTAATAAAAAAGCATCTTTGTAATTAAAAAAAGAACGTTTAATAATTTTATTATTAAATCTTATATTAAGTTTTATCATCATTATATAATATAATAATCATAACGTGTTTAAATCCATTTTATTTATTGTTTATGTAGCATATAATAACCCTGCATTTCCACCAACAAATACAACCATATTTACTCTCTCTTCCATAACATATAAATTGTAATTATATTCATAAATTCTCCATGTTGGTTTATTAATACCAACAATATCTCCTGTATTTGGATCACAAATAGTTAAAACTTGAGCATAAGGATCAGCTGGTGGTGATATAGTAGTAAATTCAAATTGAACATTTGTAAATCTACTCATATTCATTGCTCCAGATGGTTGAACTTTAAATGGGTCAGTATCTAGACAAAAATTATAACAATATAAACCAGGAGGCGCGAATCCTCTTGTTCTTAAATATTTCTCAACAAAATTATAAACTCCAGCAGGTAAAACATTCTCTCTATATTGTCCATCTAATACGATACCTAAAGCAACTAATATAGATTTTAAATTTTGAGGATTATAAACACCACTTAAATATAAACCAGATAATGTTCCATTTGGATTTAAACCAGGACCTAAAAGTGGTGGTCCTGAAGGATCAGGATTAGGAATATCACCAGAAGTTGGAGCTGGAATAATATCTTGTGGCATATAATCATATGGCCAATTTGTATAATTAGACCATTGGTTTCTTAAGTTCACATCACTTCGTTGAAAATAAAACATCCAACTTATTACCATACCAAGTGAATCTAAATTAACAATATTTTGTCCTGTAACATTTAGAAATGATTTTTCATAAACTTGTTTAAATAAATATTTTTGTTCATTTTTTGCAAATATAGTAGATTCATCATCTGATAAAAAACAATAAGTACAATTTAAATTAATATCAGCAAACCAATTAGTTTTTGTATTGGTATAAGATGCGGGACCTAATGTTTCATCAGGTGGAGTTTGTAAAAATCTATAAAATTGCATATAATATTGATTAAAATTTGGTGCTACTACAGGATAATTATTTGTATAATCGGCTACATCACGAATAGTAAACCATTCATTAATTGGTCTAAACGAAACATTTATCCATAATTCATTATATTGAAGAGCTACCAATGGAAATGCTTGTGTTGAGAGAAGAGTAAACCATGAACCTAATGGAATCCATAATGTTCTTCCCATAATTGAAGGTTGAGCTCCAGCTGGTGATGTTGTATAATAAGCATTAGGATAAGCATTCACACGTGCTCCAGAATTAGCTGGATCATTTAATTCTGGTACATTTCCAATCATTTCATTAAAAAGTTGACGCTTTGTTCCATTAAAATCTCTCTGAACTGAGGAAAGAAGATATTGTCCAGAATATTGTTGTAATTGTTGATTACCACAATTTATTGTTATTTTACTTATAATTTGAGCACCCAAATTTTGTATCCATTGAAACTCATATGGTGCCCAATCAGAATAAAATTTACTTCCATCATTATTAGTATATTCTTGTGGAGGTAAAACAGGACTCCATATATTTGGTAAAGTAATACAAATATAACAATCCATAAGTAAATCAGCATATCTTTTAACTTTAAATGTAAATGTTGATTCTGTTGTTAAATTAAGCATTGGAGATCCCTCATAATCTAAACGAAAATTTTGTTTTCCAAAATTTGTATATTTCTTATATGTGCATTTAAAGAATGATTTTGAAGGGTTACTATTTAAAATTACATTTTGTTGCCCTTGAGACACAAGCTGCATTAATCCACCTGGCATATTAACTATATAATAGTATTATTTTTTAATTCTTAATTTCGTCATAATATAATATAATATAATTTAATTATTTATTATTTCTAAAAATTAAAAATAATATAATATATTAGTAATGTCATCAAACTCAAAAGATTATTTAAGCGCTATAAAAAATATGGATGAAGAATTCCAGACATACATGATAATGGCATTTATATTTATTATTCTTATAATTTTCATAGGATATATGATTTATCTTAGCAAGCTTCAAGTAAGCGAGTGTAATTATATGAATTCACTTTATCCAAGTGTTAATGGAAATTTAAGACCAATTACTTCTGGAGACCCAGATTGCTCTGGTAATTTGTTTGATTATTATATAAAAACAGCAGTAAATGCTTGTTCAGGAGGTTCATATAAAAATGATTTTGTAGATATTTGTGCACTTAAAGCAGTTATCAAACAAGGAGTAAGATGTCTTGATTTTGAAGTTTATTCAATTAATGATCAACCAGTTGTAGCAACTAGTATTTCAGATAATTATCATATTAAAGAAACATTTAATTCTGTTAATTTTGCAACTGTAATGGAAACAATAAGAAATTATGCATTTTCAGGTGGAACATGTCCAAATCCAACAGATCCTATTTTAATTCATTTAAGATGTAAAAGTAATAATCAATCTATGTATTCAAATCTAGCTAAAATATTTAAATCAAATAATGACATAATGTTAGGACCCAGTTATAGTTTTGAAATTGCAGGTAAAAATTTAGGTAATGTTCCTTTATTGTCACTTAAGAATAAAGTTATATTAATTATTGACAGAACTAATACAGCATTTTTAGAAAATAAAGGATTGCTTGAATATGTAAATTTAACGAGTAATTCAATATTTATGAGAGAGTATGATTATTATGGTGTTAAAAATAACCCAGATATTAATGAATTAACCGAATTTAATAAACGTGGAATGACAATCGTTCTTCCTGATAAAGGGACAAATCCTTCTAATCCAAGTGGATTACTTTGTAGAGCTAGTGGTTGTCAAATGGTAGCTATGAGGTATCAATTAGTGGATAATTTCCTTATGGAAAACACATTATTTTTTGATAGAGCAGGTTATGCATTTGCATTAAAACCTATGGATTTAAGATACCAACCAGTTACAGTTCCTCTACCTACACCACAATTACCACAGTATTCTTATGCAACTAGAACAGCTGCTACAGATTATTATAATTTTAAATTTTAATTTAATTTAATTTAATTTAATTTGTATTTTATAAATTAAATTCAACACTATATATTAATAAATAAATTAAAATACTTTAAATATAAATTAATACTTAAATTATTAATGGGAACCAGATTTTCGCAACAAATTATTAATGGGAACCAGATTTTCGCAACAAATTATTAAACCAGTTAATTATAATTGTCCTGTTTGTATGGAGGGAGGAAAAAATACACCTAATATAGCTGGACGTTTTTTTATTATTAATTCAACACAATGTCAATGTAATGGTTGTAACACTATTTATCCTAAGGCAGACTATTATAAAAATATTAGTGCAAATTAATATATAAAGATTTCATTTTAATGTTTATATATTATGATTCCTTACGTAATTTCTGAAGCTAATCCTGATTATAAAAGACCATATCTTTATCAAGATTTTGGTGTAATAAAAGAAGATGAATATGAAATTTATTTTATACAAAAGATCACTGATTTTATTTTAGAAAGAATTGATGAAAATAGTTTAACAAGTGAACATTTTATTATTGATTTTTTTAAGAATTATTATTATGAATGTTATATGGATAATTCTCCTTGGAGTGCAATGATATTTTTAAATAATAAATGGCAAGATGTAACACCTACTTCACATGATATTTGGGAATATATTCAAATGATTAGAAATAATAATTTAAATAATGAAACTAATGAAACTAATGAAACTAATGAAAATAATGAAACTAATGAAAATAATGAAAATAATGAAACTAATGAAAATGAACAAAATATTCTTTCTGAAATGAGAATTTTTTTTGAAGAATTATTAAAAGAACAACCAATTGAAGTAGTTCAACAATTACAAAATTTAAAGGAGATAGATATGCTTATATTTGTATTAAACAATTCTATGATTTCACCAGAAAAATACAAAAAAAATAGAGATCTATTTCGTAGGTTTTTTAGTATATGTATTAAATATATAAATAATGATATTAAAGAAACTACAAAAAATCTTGAAACTGAATATAATCAAAATGATTCTGATAAATTATGTCAATTTATAAATCTTTATGCTAATATGGTAGAAATTAAGAATTTTTTTAATTTTTAATATAACCACTCTATAATATTTATATCTTCTATTAAATATTTTCGTTTAATTACGTCTATAATAACACGTTTACTAATTTCTTCACAAATACTTATATATAATTTTACTTCATCTAAAATTATTTGCATTGTATGTGCTGGAGACCAATTATTTTTACATAATTTTGTCTCACAACAAAAACATCTAAATTTTTTATATTTAAGTAATTTTTCTTTAAATTCAAGTGATTTTATGTTTAAATAATATAAATATGAATATGTCTTAAAATTAATATTTAATTTAGGCGGAGTAAATGGATAATCAAAACTAATATAAAATTCATAATATTTATTATCATCAACTTTTATAAAACTTATTACATATATACTTTTATTATATTGAGAATTTTCATTAAAATTTACTGTAATGGTTTCAGGATATATTATTTCATTTAAAAGTAATTCTTCAAATTCACGTTTAATTCTCCTTTTAAGAGGATTACTTGTTATTATTTCAATTTGTTCTTTAATATTTTCCATATAATACTTAATAAATATATAATTTTAATACATTTAAAATTATTATATTACTTAATTTATTTTAATTAGGTAATATAAGAATGGCAAAAGAAAAAAATACATGTAGAAATTTATCATTTGCTGAATGTGAATTAGCAATTCTGCGTATGGCCGTCGATAAAGCAGAAGAAAAAATGGGTAAACGTATAGTAAATTCAGAAGAAGTTCAAAAAATAATAGATATTGTTGAAGAATTTATTAAACGTAAAAAGGAAATATGTTATGGTGGAACAGCAATAAATAATATTTTACCAGAAGAAGATCGATTTTATAATAAAGAAGTAGAAGTTCCTGACTATGATTTTTTTTCTGAAAATGCATTAAATGATGCAAAAGAATTAGCAGATATATATTTTATAAAAAAGGGTTTTTAGATGTTGAAGCTAAATCAGGACAACATCATGGGACATATAAGGTTTTTGTAAATTATATGCCAGTAGCAGATATAACACATATCCCTAAAGAAATTTTTTATGTTTTGAAGAAGGATGCTATTAGTGTTGGTGGTATATTATATGCTCCACCTAATTTTCTAAGAATGTCAATGTATCTTGAATTATCTAGACCAGCTGGAGATATTAGTAGATGGGAAAAAGTTTTAAAAAGATTAGCGCTTTTAAATAAAAATTATCCAATAACTGATATAAATTGTAATGAAATTGATTTTCAACGTTCCATGGAAAATAAAGAAAATGAAGATAAAATTTATGAAACTGTTAAAAATAGTCTAATAAATCAAGGTGTAGTTTTTTTTGGTGGATTTGCTAATTCATTATATTCACAATATATGCCAAAAAATTTAAGAAAAAAACTCGAAACAGTAGCTGATTTTGATGTTCTTTCAAATAAACCAGAAGAAACTGCTGATATTGTAAAAGAGAGATTAGAAGATAATGGAATTAAAAATATTAAAATTATTAAACAATCTGCAGTTGGTGAAATTGTTCCAGAACATTATGAAGTTAGAATAGGTAAAGATTCAATTCTTTTTATTTATAAACCAATCGGATGTCATAGTTATAATATTTTAATGATGAATGGTAAAAAAGTTAAAATAGCAACAATAGATACTATGTTGAGTTTATATTTGGCGTTTTTATATACTGATAAGCCATATTATAATCAATTTATTGATAGAATTCTTTGTATGTCAAAATTTTTATTTGATGTGCAACAAAAAAATAGATTATCTCAAAAAGGATTACTTAAAAGATTTAGTATCACCTGTTATGGTCATCAAGAATCAGTTGAAGAAATTAAAGCAGAAAAAGCAAAAAAATATATTGAATTTAAACAAAGTAAAAATAAAAAATTATTTGAAGAATGGTTTTTAAATTATAAACCAGATGATATTAACTCACATAAAAAAAATGATATAAAAAAAAATAAAACTTCTAAAAGAAAAAAAACAGTTAAAAAAAATTATTTAAATATTTATGGAACAAAGAGTAAAAAAAATAAGAAAGCTATTTATTGATCTATTCTATATATCACTTGAATTTGTATTCATTGTACAAAAACCACCTTCACAATCTAAATCATTCATATTAGGTTGAGATTGTTTTTTATTTTGATAATATTTATAAATAAACATTCCAATAATAATAATCAAAATAGCTCCGCCAATATAAATAAATAAAGAATAATCTTTAATAGTACTACCTTCTGAACTAATTGGAGAATTTATATCTGAATTCTCTAAAGAAAATTCTAAATCTGTAATATCAATAGAATCCATTTATTATATTGATATCTTACAAATAATTAAAAAATTAAACTTATATTTAATATTAATATCTCTAAATATTGAATTATAAACAATATGTTTGTAAAATTAAAGTAAATATATCAAATGATATTTTTGATATTATTTTTATAATTAGATTATCTTTAATATCTGAATGTATATATTTTTTTATGTAATTTATAAAATATATGATATATATTACTATTTTTTCAAATAATAATTTCGCATTATAATTACATTTATTTATTATATTCCAATCATCAACAAAACTGCACATAGATGTATTTGATTTTTTTATAAAAAAACTATGTATATCTAGTAATCCAGATAATATTCTGTGAAAATTACTTTTTTCATTTTTAACATTAATAGCATAAATAAATTTATCATAACCAAATAATTCCATATGTAAAATTTTTTTATTTTGTTCTTGTTTAAAAATATATGCATTAATTCCATCGATATATTTATTTTTATAAGCAATATTATTGTCAATTAATAATGGAACAAAACATGATTTAATAATTGTATTAAAAATTTCATCAACATTTTTATAGTTTGATTTAATTATTTTTTTTCCTTTTTTAATATCATTAAAACAAATAAATAACTTACCATTTACTTTACAACAAATATCATGTGGTATTTTATCTTCAATATGTGTTTTAAGACTTTTTATTGAATTTAAAGTAAATTTCGTTTTAAATTCATGATTCACTATTTCATATAATTTAGGCATTAAATCAAGACTATCTATATAATATAATAATGCTACTATTGAACCAATACTACAACCTGATATTCTATCAATCTCAATATATTTTCTTTTTTCCATTTCCTTTAAAAAATATAAAGCACCAACTAAATAACTCCCGTTAAACATTCCTCCATCTAATACTAAATCAATTTTTTGAAGTTTTTTAGATTCTTCTGGTAAATTTTCAATTAATTTATTAACATAATCATTGATCATATAATTACTTTTAAAATCAAATTTATAAAAATAACGAAAAGTTATTAAAGAAAATATATTTAGATAGTAGAATGAATAATATATCTAGTTGTCAATTCTATTGTTTATCCTACAACAATGAAGATAAGAAAAATAGTATGATTAAACGATTTACAAAATTTAAAATAGAATGCAAATTCTATTCAGGAATTTATGATAATGACAAACGAGTTAAAATGGCAAAAAATAAATTAATTAGACGACAATGGTCTATATTTTATGGACATTTAGATATTTTATTTGATTTTATAAATAATACTAATAAAAAATTCGCAATTATATGTGAAGATGATATTTATATTCATAAGAATATAAAATTATTCTTATCAAAAATAATTGCAGATTTTAATTTATTAGGTTTAGATATATTATTATTAGGATATTTATTACCATATAAATTAGATTTAAATAATGCTTGTTTTAATTATAAATTAAAACGAGATATGCCAGAAAATTCAATTTTTAAATATCATGATTATCCAGAATACTTATCAGGTTGTCAAATGTATCTAATATCAAGAGATCACGCTCAAACTATATTAGATAAATATTATAATAATTTTTCTAAATTTATTTATAAACCATTTATAATTGATAAATTATTATTAAAAGAAGGAAATAAGGCTTTAATATATCCGATGATTTCTATTGAAAATGATCAGCAAGAAGATCCTTATCATAAATTATGTCATTTGATTCATTATAATGAATTTTATATTTAATACAATCTATTTTTATATTTTTATATTTTTATATTTTTATATTTTTATATTTTCATATTTTTATATTTTCATATTTTTATATTTTCATATTTTTATAATTTTTATATTTTTTTATTTTTTTTTAGTCTATTTAAAAAATCTCTTTCGTTTTTGTTCGAGACATATATATTTATTAATTCAGCTGGTGAATAAAAATTTTCTTCAATCTTTAATAATTCATTTTTTTCTATATTATTTCCAAAAAGATGTGTGTATATATCAGAAATAGTATTATGACTTGCATTACTTAATTCATGTGTAATATCAATTCTCCCTGGTCTAATTAATGCTGGATCTAATTTATCATAATGATTTGATGAAATTATTAAAATTCTTCCTGGTGTCTCTCTAATACCATCCCAAAGATTTAAAATATCATCTAGTGTAATTAAATTATCTTTTGGGTTTGATGTATTTATACTTGTTTCATTTAATTCACAAATAGATTGAATAATATCACCTACTTTAACAGTATCCGATTTTTCATCAATTGTCTTATTTTTCTTCGATTTTTTATTTTGTTTATTTTTAATATTTTCTTCTCTATTTAAAATTATATCGCCTATACAATCAATATCTTCAAATACCAAAATTTTCTTATCCCAAGATATGCTATTATTTTCATTGTTATCATTATATGTATTCTCGAAAAAAAAGTTTTCAAGTTGATTCTTAGTTTTGATAATTTTTAATGATAAAACAATAATATGTCTATTTGTATAATTTGCTAATGCTTTTATAAAAGAAGTTTTACCTGTTCCAGGGGGTCCATGTAATCCTATACCAAGTGAATAAGGGATACCTTTGTTATAATACCAATCCTTGTTATTTAAAAAGAAATCAATCTTATCGATAAGATTCTTTTTACCATCAAAAAATATATTATTAAATGTTCTTGCACTTTCAAATAAGTTTTCTCTCCAACAACTAAATTTAGAATCATCATCATCATCTTTATCTTTATTTTCAACCTTATCAAGTGAATAAATAAATTTTTTATTTGTTCTATTACTTTTAATAGAATCCAGATATTTACTAGTAATTTGATCTACATATTTAATAAGTTCTACTAATGATAATTTATATGAATATATATAAATACTAATTTTATCTGTTTTAACACTCATTTTTTCTTTTTCATTTTTATCAGATTCTTGTTCCATATCAGTTTTAACGTAGATATTTTTATCTAATAAAAAATGTTTGTTCTGAAAAACCATAAATAAATCCATATTTTTTCTTCTATCATCAAAATTACCTAATGATGTTTGATAATTAGTATGATTTTCTTTAATTTTATAAATAGTATTATTATTTTCGATATTTAAAATTATATAATTCCAAATAGCCTTAAATCTATCACTATATGCTGATGAAATATTATAAGCACAAGTAAATGATGATGTTACTGAACTTCGTGTTCCTTCTATTATTATTGTATTTTTTTTAAAAAATAAACATTTTATATCATCAAATGAAAAATTATTAAATATTCTATCAATTTGATTATCATACATCCATGTAACAATCCAACTGAATATACTTAATACAAATGTAACAAAAATAGTATCAATTATTGGATCTCCTGTTTTTATACTATTAAATAAAATAATTCTTAATACATATGATTTTGATGAGTCAATATAATGTAATAAACTACTTGTCATAATTTAATTAATTCTATAAAAATATTTAAATCATTTATATATTAATTATTACATTAATATATAAATGAAAACATATAAGAGAAGAACAAGAACAAGAACAAATAAACATAACAAAAAAAATATAGCAAGAGGACCTAAACAATTTTTTTCAAAAACATCTTTAGGAAAAAAAATAAGATTACCACCAATTAGACAATCTCAAAAATTAAGGCAATCAAGTAAAAGAAAAAATAGTTCAAAACACGTTCAAATAAATACTCCTGAAAATGAATTATATGAATATTCTCTTAATTCATCTGAACGTCAATGGAAAAAATTAACTCCTGTAAGAGGTATTCCTAGGTGCAGAAACCCAGAATCTTATGAAGACTTTCCTTGTAAATTAAAACGAACTGTATTTAATAATTTGAGAGAATATAATAAATATTTAGATCTTAAAGAAGATAGAAATTATTCGACTGGTTATAAATCAAAAACAGAACATTATAATAATATTGAATCAATGCTTATGTGGAAAGGTACAGATTTATCGAGAAAATAAAAAATTAAAATGTTCCAAAGTATGATGTAGTTTTCATTAAAAAATGAAATAATATCCCAAACAAAGCACTTGTAAATAAGAAACCATTTATATTATAGTTACCATCATTTGAAAATAAAAATGGAATATATTTATATAAAAATTTCTTAAAAAATGGTAGCTGAAACAAAAAATATAAAACTGCTAATAATAATGGAGTTTGAATTTCATTATACATGTCATCTAATGAATTTGATAAAATTTTATTTCTATTATAATTATTTATCATATCTGATGTTTGTTCATGATTTCTAATATAATCCATATTTTGTGATGGTGGGGATGGAACGTAATTTGGAATTATTTGAGGATCTGTGCTATGTCCTGTTGTTGTCATTGGAATATCTCTTGACGGTAATTGAGTTGCTCCAGATAATGTGGCTTGTTGTAATCCATTAACAATTTGATTTATAGTAGTTTGATCCAAAGACATGGATGACCCTTGCATTCCTGCTTGTTGAGATTGTATTTGTTGAATACCTGTCTCTTGTGCTATCATACTTATATTATTATTCGTAACATTTCCACTTCCAACTGGATCGGTTGGTAAATCTAAAATACTAGTGGCTTCGCTCATAATTATTATAAAGAATGATTGATTACAATAATTACGCAATTATATGCTTTCTTCATTTTTCTAAAGATAGATTATTTATTCAAATGTAACTGTTTTAGCATTTAATGAACATTTTGTTGGAACTGGTATGTATTTTACACATTTTCCATCTGTTTTATATATTTTATCTTTAAAATCATCTAAAGGTGGAGCATGAAAAATAAGACAATTTCGGTCTTTACAAATAGTTCTAAATAATGATGCTAAACCAAATCCTAATAAAATAGACATAATTATTTTTCCATTTTGAGTATGAACAAATTTATCAAGATATATTCCCATTTATATTAATATATTATTAATATATTAATAATATATTAAAAATATTCTAACTTTGTATTGGAATTTTAGATATTAAATTATCATCTCTTGGACATTCAACATTTTGCTCTTCAAAATAAAAACAATTATCAGCTTTATCTTTAAATAATACTTTATAAATACTTTCAGGACTTGGATATATATAAATAGTCTTCATTTCTGGTCCTAAAATATAAATAAAAAATAAACCTATTGCAAAACTTATTACAAATATAGGTAAAGAAATATAATTAAATATCATATAATAACCTTAGAAAAAACCTCTAACAAATCCAACCTCTCTTTGAATTAATTCATTCATAGCATTTTCTAACATTTCATAATTTTTTTCCTTCGTAACTTCATCTTCTTTATAGAATGTTAAATATGTATTTTGAACTGATTGTGGTAATTTATTAAATGCTTCGTTATAAATAGAAATTCCAAAATCATATTGTCCATTTTCCATTTTTTTTGGTGGAATAACAATATTTGGTGGAGTTGGTAATTTACAACCATTCCAGCCTATTGGTTTACTAATTCTTTCATTTACACATTTTTTCATAAATTCTTTCATCCAGTCAATATTTAATTTAAAAGCTGTCTTCAATTTTGGTGGTAATCTTGACCATAATTTTTTATATTCAGGTTCGTTCCATTCAATACCATCATCACCTTGTCCAATTATAGGTTCATCTTCAATAAATAGTGGCTTCTGTTTACTTGAAGGTAAAATTTGCGGTTTATCTTTTTCTTCATCAGATTCAATAATAAATAATGCTTTTTTCTTTTTATCGATCTTTTTAGCCTTTAATCCAACATCATAAGAAATTACTTTAGACGTAAAAGAAGAAAATAATAAATCATCTGTAGTATATTTACTTTGAATTAATCTACATGTATCATTTGTATCATCATGATAAACTGTAGTTGAATTATATTTAAGTTGCCTAATTTTTTTTAATAAAGGTTCAAGAGTCGTATAATAAATATTTGCTGCATCAACTGCAAATTGAACATCATTAGTTTGGTTCATTTTTTTTATACAATCCTTTATTCTATCTATATTTTCGTAAGAAATAGTTATACTTTCATCTAATTCAAGTTTTTTTTCTTGATTATCTAAATTACTATTCCATATATCAAGATAATTTTCATAAATAGATGTTAAATCATTAATATATGATTTATTAAAATCAAAATTTTCAAGTACTGTTTCTGATGTAATTAAACCAAATAGAAGTTTATTTTTATCATTAATAATTTTATTTTTGTATTCAATAATTTCATTTCTAATATCATTGATAAGTTTATCTAGTGATTCATATTGACCAAGATTTATTTCAATATTTAAATTACAAGGATCTGCTAAAACACCACAACTAGCTTTTAAACTCCTAAAAGATTCTATATTATCATCTGAAGGATTAAATATATTTGAAAATATAGTGCCTTTTTTGGATGGTCTTTTACAATTTACACATTTCGGCATGAGTTTTAAATACTCTGCACGTTTCTCTCTTTTACTAAGAGTTGGATTATTAATTATTTTTCTTTTGTATACTTTATTTTCATTTTCAAATTTTTCTTTTAATCTAAAATATTCATTCAAAGCATCTTTAACACTTGGTATTTCCTGTTCTAACATTATATATATTATAGTTAATAATTTAATTTTTAAGCAATGACGTGTAACTAAAATCCAGGACGTGATAAATATTCATTTTCCCAATGTGGTAATCCTGTGATTAATTCTTGATGAGCTCTTTGTTTAGCTATTTGAAAATTTTTTATTTTTTGTAGAATATATTGCTGTTTTTCTTTATTTTTTTGTGCTATTTCAACTGGTGTTAATTTACCTTTATATTTATATATAAGTATAAATGCTAAAATAACAAGAAAAAAAATTAACATACCAACATTAAAAACTGTATTATGAAACTTTTCTTTAATAATATGTGATTGTTTTAAAGCTTGATTTAAAAAATATTTTACACCTGGCTCTGTAAGTGTTGGTTTAGACACTTCATCAAAATTCATAATAAATATAGTTAAAATTATAAATTAAATTATACATATTATCTATATGGCAAATTCATACTTAAATATTGTAACATTCTTATTAACAACTATTTTTTATTATTTGGCTTTAAAACCAACATTACCTTATACATTATATAAAAATAAAGATGAATATAAAAATTATGTAAGTAGCAGTTATATGTATTTAGCTATATATGTATTACTTGTTATTATGATACAATTTATGGTTAATTCTTCAATAATTGCTAATTCATGTGGAGGAAATATCACTGAAAATATGGGAGCTGCTGGAGTAATTACATTTCTACCATGGATATTAATCTTTGGAGTTCTTGTTGTTATTTTAACTATTTATCCTGGTTTTAAAAGTGCATTTTCTGATGTTGTTGGTTATTATTATGTATCTAATTCTGCTTCTAAATTACTAACTGAATTATTAATTAATCAAGATATTGAAAAGAAAATGGCTGAAGATCCTAATCTTACACAAGAAAAGAAGGAAGCACTTGAATCTGCTGCTGATACTATAATTAAAATATGTGGAAATACATCCATATTAATTAATCAAATAGTTCCAAGTAATTTTGATCAATATTGGACAATTCTTCAACCGCTTATGAAAGATAAATATCAAGGCACTAATCCTGAAGCTGATAAAATGCAAAATGATTTATTTGAATTAGTTCTTACAAGAGATAATATTGGTGAAGCAATGTGGTATATTTATACTGGTTTATTACTTACATCCATTGTTCAACTTAAAATAACTACTCGTGGTTGTGCTACTAATCCTAAAACTATGGAAGATAATTATCAAAAATTTTTACAACAAGAAAAAACTGCTAATGAACAAAAAAAAATTTCACAATCTACAACTTATACAATTACTAATTAATTGGTTAAATATTTACTAAAATTCTGCTATTTTTTCCGAATAAATCATACCATTTTTACCTATATAATTTTCTGTTATGAAAACAATTCTTGTTTTTCTACTAATTATATAGTTTAATGCAATTTTTATTACATTACGTCTATTAGCCCTTAAACCTATATAATATTGGTTTTTATCAATACAAATTGGTCTTGGAATTTTTTCAAAAATTTTATATCTTACATCATTTGCTTTTATTTTATCAATAAACTTACCTGTCCTATATGATATTATATTTAAATAACTTAATATCATAATAATCATATCCTGTGGTAGATATGAAAATTTTTTAATAATTGACTTTGAGTTAGATTTAGACATTGCATAACTATATTGTTTAATTTCAAACTAAAATTATTAATCAATTTTTTTAAAATATTTTTGGAGAACTAACATAATACATGACTGCTAAATAACATAGAATTCCTAAAACTAAAGATAATAACCAAATTGGTAAAATAGTTTTATTTCTATAACCTACGCCAAATTCACGAATACTTCCATCTTTATTATAAAAACAAGCTGGTCTCATCATTTGAATAACACCAAAAATTATAATAAATAAAACAATCGATACTAGTGTTATATTTTCTCTTATATATGTTCTGTACATCTAATATATAATTATAAAACTATTTTTTATAATTATATTTGTCTAAATTTAATGTCTTTCATTTTTTCTATTTTTTTTAGTTTTTTTTGTTTTTTTACCCTTTCTTAATTTTCTATTTTTGCGAGTTCTACGTCTTCTTCTCTTACCACCATCTTGTTCACTATCAGTCATACCATTTTCATCATCAGTCATTACATTTTCATTATTTGGTTCTTCAAATATTCCCATATCCCAATCAGCTAAAGTTGTAAGACTTTTGTTACCGTTATCGTTTGTAACTCTATACTTTTTATAACCCAATTGATTATTAGTTAAAACTTCAATAGTATCACCTACAACTACATTAGCATCTTGCATTTTAGATTCTGGAGTTTGATCATCTCCATCATTAATTATATGATTTGTCATATATATACATATAATATTTTTATAAAATTTTTAAATAAAATTAATCATATTCATTAAAATCACCAGCAAATTCAGTATCAACTTCGCCAAAAATATCTACACCATCATAAAAATCATCATTAAGATCTCCTAAATTATAAGCATCAGTATCTATTTCTGCATTAGCTGCTTGTTGTTCTATAAATTCATCAACTAAAATATCAATATTTTCATCAGTTGCATTTTTATTTCTTTTTCTAATTTTTCTCTCAGCTTTTTCCATTTCATCTCTAAGATTTTGCTCTTCTTCATAAAAATCTTTATCATACATAGTTAAACCCTTCTGTAATCCTTTACTATAAACACCTTGTTTAATAACTTTCATTATTGTATCGGCATCTCTTCCTTCATCGGTCATAGATTTCAATCTATCAGTTACCATATCCTTCTCTCTTTCTCTTAATTTAAAAACTCTATCTTGAATTTCTTCATATGTTGTATCAATTGTTTCTTTTTCATTTCTATATATGTCAATAAATGCAATAAGTAGTTCCGCAATTTTTTGTTTTAATAATTTTTTATTACCAGTAAGAACCCTAGTATCTGTTTCAGAACGACTTGTCATACCTAAATCTATTCTAGTTTCAGTTTCTTCAATATAATCTACCGAAAAAATATCTGTAATTTCAACTGTCTTTTTGATTTCATTAACGATCATATCATCTTTATCAGATAATTCAATGTAATTCATTAAAATACGTAGAAAATAATATTCAAATAAAAATCTACTTGTTCTTTCATCAATAACACCTTTTAATATAATATCACCATTTCTAATACTAGAGAAACATGGAGTTGATCTCGCTAATTTAATTACATTTTTACCATTATTAATCATAGTTGTTAATATTTTTGATATCACATGAACATCATAAAATGGTTTTAATTTTTCAAAATATTCTGAAATATATTTCTTTAATTTATTTGTATGATTTTTGGAAAATCCATAATAGTTTGGTATAAGAGTATTATCATAATTAACTTTATTTAATATTATATTAGGGAATATACTTACGAAGTTTGCAATAAAATTCCTATAAAAATTACTAATATTATACATTGTTTCATTTGATATTTTAATATCTTCATTTCTATTTGAACTGTCATATGACCAAACTTGTAAATTTCTAATTGTATCAGAAAATTTTTTGATAGAACTACGTGTAACTTTAGATCCACTATTTTTTTGAACAAAATCTATTAATTCATTTTTAATTTCATCATTATTTGTTGATAAAAAATTGTTTAAATCCTTAACTTCTGAAGAATACTCCTCTGTAGCAAAATCAAATGTATCAATTGATTTTGTAATTAAATCTCTTAACGATTGTTCTATAATTTCGTCTTCATTATTTTCATCATAAATTGCTTCTAATAATTCTGATAATTTAGCTACACAAGAAATTACTGGATTATCTAATTCAATATTTACAATATTCTCTCTACTAATTAATTGAATAAGTCTTAAAAATTGTTCATTTGTATAATTTCTACCATCTTCTTTTAGTTTTTGTATAATTCTTTCTATTGAATCTGATGGATTAATGAGTAAAGAATCTGGTTTATCAGTACAAAGTGGTATTAAATCTTCAGGAATTGGAATCAACGATTTAAATTTACAATAAAATATAAAAGCAAGATATATAGTTTTTTCATCAAATACATTTGATATTAGAGGATAAACGTTCTTAGTGTTCATATTACTATAAAATAAAGGGGATTCTGTATTAGCTCTTATGTCATCTAAAATATCATTAAGTTTTTTAACAATAGTATTAAACTCTTCTATATCTGCACTATGACTTATAAAATAATCGATTGTCGACTCATTTTCTTTACTATCACAACAAGAATTTTCAAGATAAGGTTCATTATTTGCTGTATGAAGAAGAACTTTTTGTTTTTTAACAATATCTTGGATTCTTTCTTGAATAGCTAGAGAGAATTGTATAATTTTTGATTCAATTACTAGAATTTTTTCTCTCTGACGATCTGAACCACTTCTTAAATCATTTAATAAACCTCTTTTAAATTCATCTGAAACATTTGCTAAATGTCTAATTTTAAATGGTATAAGAGGAGGTAGAAAATCTGACCAAGTTGCAATATCATGTTCTTCAGGTATTTCAGTTGCAGCATTAGTTAATAAATATTGCGTTTTTTCTTCAAACTTTCTTTGAACTTCTGGAAGTGCAATTAAAAATGCATCTATAACACCTTTTATTTTATTTTGTATTTTTTCAACATTTGTCTTTTTTAACACATTCCACGGTTCACCTGATTCTCTAATGTCATAAGTTATACAACTTAGATAAATAAGACTACTTAGATCTCCTTGACCTTCAAATGGATATCCTGAAAATGAACGAACACAGCCTGGATGTGTTTTACGTGTTTTTACTGATGGAATAGAGGTTTGAACAGCAATTAAAAACATTCCAAGAGTATAAAATAAGAGAGAAGTATTGAAAAAATCCCTATAAGAAATCATTGGTTTTTTTGATGCTTTAACTTTTTCTTTATAATCATTTTCACTCTCAACAGTATTTTTAATTGTTTCAATCACTGAATTAATAATAAATTCTTTTTGTGGTTCGATATTAATACCCATTGCAATAGATAAAGCATTTACAATATTATTTATCATTATAGTTTCTACTGTAATATATTTTATTGTTTTTTCACTTGTAGCTGATAATATTTTATTTCCAGCATCATCTTCCATAACAGCTCTTGTAGTTATTTTAAATCCTTCGTCATACCCTTCTTCTATATCAAAATCACCAGGACAAATTGGCCATCCTGTGTACTTATCAGTCCACCAATCACCATCATCACTCAATTGACCATTCGTTGATTTTATTTCCTCTAATTTCATTTGATAATAACTTGAACCAAATAAAAACGCAGAGGCCAATGTTTTCTTAAAAGTTGGTAGTAATTTTACATCAGTTTTTATACAATATAACCAATAATTTGGTTCATTTAAATTATTCGGATTATTTGAACGCGTAAATTTATCACAAAACTTAACAATATCATTCTGTTTTTTAGTAAAATCATTTTGACCTAAAATTATATTCAATAATTGAGAGAAAGGTGAAACTATTTGTTCTTTTGATTCATCGTGTAAATTCATGCCTAATTTATATTTTTGGTTATTATATTTTAATAAAAAATTTGTTTCAATTTTTGATATTACAGGCATGATAGACATGAAATATTCAAATCTTTCTCTAATTTCTTTTTCAAATTGATCTTTTGATAATTTATATTTTGTATCAAATTCACTAATAATATTTTTAAGAAGAGAATTTTGTAAATTTAATTCATTTGATTTTATATTTTCACATTTATCACCCGTATTAGTTGGATTACTTATACATTTTTCTTGTAAATCACAAATTAATGTTGATTCATCTGTAATACCATTTTTTGTGGATATTTCTTTATCTAAAACCCATTTATTATTTCTTCGAATATAATATTCAGATTCATCTGCTATATTTTCAGCATAACCTGTATATAAAATAGCATGTTGACCATCTATCACTTTTTTATTTCCGTTAATTAATGTATCAGCTAAATATTCAGCATCACCTTCAGATAAATTATTTTTTTTCATTTGATCTTTAATTATATGTATTTTAAGGTTCTCTGGTGTCAAATTTATAACTTCTTTTGCATATCCTTTTTGATCTTCCATTATTCCATAATTTGTTTTATCATATTTTTTGTCAAAATATATTAATTTATCATTATCATTTTCTAATTGTACTAATGATGTATATAATTTAGCAATTGTTATTGTTTCACATTTATCTTTTTCTTCTTCTTCAACCAATTTACGTTCATTATTTTTCTTTTCAACTTCAAATACTTCACTTACATCTTTTGGAATCATTAATTGCAAGTTTTGATATGCTAATGATGAAGTATATAATCTTGAATAATCTTTTATTAATATTTTACGTAATATTTCCGAGTTTGTAAATGTTTCTTCTGGATTAATAAGTTGATACCCTGTTTCTATTACATCATCTCTTAATTTATTTGATAGAATTTCAATAATACTAAATGCTTTTGATTTAATTGGTGGATTTTGTTTAATTGATCCAATAATTTTAAATATCCTTGAAAATTCAATCATTTTTTTATTATATTTTGAAATTTCTTGATCTATAAATTCTACAATATTTTCATATTGCTTAAATGTTAAATCATCAGGATAAATTAAAAATGGCTCTAAGTATCCAACTACATCAATAATAGATAATTTACCATTTATATATTTTTTCATTAAATTAAATAATATACGAGTTTTTGGTACTATAGTTTCTACATACTTGTTATATAATTTAACTCTTGTTAATCCTTTTAATTCTTCTTCAGGAACATTTATAACATAATTTTTTATACTATCAACAAAATCATTTTCATTAAAATCGAACTCTGTTTCAAGTGTTTCAACAAATACATCACTTACATTTGTTTTTTTCTTTAATAATTGCCAATAATTTAAAAATACTTCATTCAAATTTGCCTTAGTGAGTATATCAGTTCCTGGTAAATTTATTTTAGAAAATCTAATTGTAGGTTCTGGTAATGTCATAATAGATTTGATAGATAGCACATCATTATTTGTTATTTTAACTCTAACAGTAGTCATTTTAGATCCAGTAGAATCAGTAATATCTAATTTAGTCTCTCCTAGATTATATTTTGAAATTACAAATCTTTTATTTCTTATCATGTTATTACTAAAAACGGATGAATATAGATCTTCTAGATTATTTATAACAACATTGATATTTTCATTAACATTTTTTTCTATTATTATACCATCCATTTCTTCTTCATTAATATAATTAAATGGTGTAAAATATGGAGCTAAATCTGAATATAATACTGTATATTTATTACTTTCGGCAGGTAAATCATTTGAGTTATAATTTTCAATTATTCTAGACATTTCTTTTAAATTAGTATCCAAGTCAAAATTAATAATATCATTATTATCTTCATCAATATTTTCTACATTATAAACCTTTTTTATATTTTTAACAACAGGTAAAATCCATAATAAATTTATATTAAATTTATGTAACCATTTTTTAAGAGGTTTGTGTGTTGCCTCTTTGACTAACACACCTTCAACATTACCATATTCATCAGTATATGAAAAAAATTCTCTCAATTGTTTAAATCTCTCAATCATGATATGAATATTATTAAGAACTCTTGGTGTTCTTTGTGCATTTGGAACTGTAGATAATAAATCATCTAATAAATCTGCTACTTGAACTTCTATACTATATCTTTGGATTTTTGATGATACATCTACGTATTGAGATATTGTTCCTAATTCTTCGTCACCAAAAACTATTTGATCTGCTTTAATTATTATCTCTCTTAATTGTTCTTTTACATCTTTTGTTGGAACAACCAATTGGATTTTTTCTGCTTCAATAACCTGTTTTTCTTTTTCAAGTTGAGGAACAATAAGTTCGCCTTCTTCAATTTCCTCAATAATTTCAGGTATTTTTATTGGTGTTGATGGTTTTTCTCTTATTTCAATATTTTCAATTGGTAAATTTTCAGGTATTCCTTTATAATCAAAATTAATATATAATACATCATTATCTAGAGTTTTTATCTCAATCATATCTTGTTCTAAATTTGTTATCTCTCCAGTTATAATTGCTGGAAAATCTCCACCAAAATATATATTTACCCATTTACCTGGAAGAAGACTATTTTGTCTTGCATAGCTTGGAGTATCAGCTCTACTAAGTATTTCAATTCTACTTATATTACCATCACCTAAACTTCCATCATCATTAATTTTAAGTTTTACTCTATTCAATGTTTCGGTATCTATAAGATAAGCTTTTGATTTATCAATATAATCAATTATAAAAGTTTGACCATTTAGTATATCATTTACTGGATTTGTAATATTTATTACATCCCCTAATTGAAGTTCTAATTCTATATCTTCTTTTTGAGGTTCTGTTTTTAATTCTTCAGACATTGTTCTATAATTATATTAGATATTTTTATACTTAAGTAATAATCAATATAAAATATAGTTTAAAGACATTTTATTAATAAATATTAATAAAACTATGAGCAATCAAACTTATAATCTTTCTGAAATTTCTGGATTCAATGATTTACTTAAACAAGATGTTGTATGTAATTCAAATATACTAAAATTAAATAAAATTGAGTGTAGAACTAACAATTCTAAATATAGAGTTATTAGATATGATAAGAATTTTTTGTGCTATGACCTTATTCCATCTTATGGATTATGTCGTTCTGTAATAATTAATAGTTCTAATAATGTTATCGGATTTGCTCCACCAAAATCAATTACTGCTGATTCATTTATTAATAAATATTCTGAAAATACTGATGGGATTATTGCTGAGGAATTTATTGAAGGAACCATGATTAATGTTTTTTTTGATAATACTATTGGTGTAACTGGAAGTTGGGAAATATCAACACGTAATACAGTAGGAGCTACTTCTAGTTTTTTTAAACATAATGACTCAAAAACATTTAGACAGATGTTTATGGAAGCCGCTCTTGAATGTAATTTGGATATTAATAAATTAGATAAGGAATTATGTTATAGCTTTGTTCTTCAACATCCTGAAAATAGAATTGTTGTTCCATTTAGTAAACCTCAGTTATATTTAGTAGCAGTTTACAAAATTATCAATGACATTGATAATATTAGAATTGAATTTCATAGACCTAAAGAATATTGTAATTATTTTTTGGAAATTGGATCACGTATTAAATTTCCTATTTGGTATGCATTTTTAAAATATTCTGAATTAATAGAAAAATATGCTTCAATGAATACATCATATGATATAGTTGGTGTTATGATCCACAATACAATTACTGGTGAAAGAACTAAAATTAGAAATCCTGTATATGAACAAGTTAGAAATTTGCGTGGTAACCAACCAAAGTTACAATATCAATATCTATGTTTAAGAAAGGAAGGAAAAGTTAAAGATTTTTTAAAATTTTTCCCAGAAAATAAAAAAGAATTCTCAAAATTTAGAGATCAAGTACATTTATTTACTAATACTTTATATTTTAATTACGTATCATGTTATATAAAGAAAGAAAAACCATTAATTGAATTTTCACAACAATATAGAACTCATATGTTTAATATTCATCAACATTATATGAATGAACTTAGAGAAAAGAAATTATTTGTTAATAGTTCATTCGTTCAGAAGTATATTAACGAGCTTCATCCTTCATTATTAATGTATTCTCTAAATTTTCAGATGAGAAAGAAAAATATTGATACTATTGTAGCTGATAATGCTTAAAAATATTAAGTTTTTAAACGCTTAATATTTATATAATAATAATAACTTAAAAATTTTATTTTTATAGTATAAAATGGGAATTTATAGTAATGGTAAAATTTTTGGAATAAAAATATATAAATTTGACGATGATGATCTTAGCAATATATTATTTGAAGAAAAATACGATGAAGTAATGAGTTATAATCAAATGAATGAAGCATATTTATTTTATACCAACTTAAATGATAAAAATAATATTTTTTTTAAAATTTATACAGAATGTAATAGCACATTAAGTTATAATATAGATAATTTTATGTTGTGGTATAAAATACCTTTAAATACATTTTTAGAAAAATTCGGCATTTAAAATGAAAAGGTGATAAAAATATTATAAATTTATAATATTTTTAATTACAAAATTTTAAATAATTTATTATAAAATTCTCTTATTGAATTACTTTTTTTATTACATATACCAATATATTCATTAGAAGAAAATACTTTATTATTTCCAGTAGATAAAAAAATTTTTTTTTTAGGTTTCCATGATATAGGTTTTTCATAAAAAAAATTTGGAACAGAATTGTTTTTTTTTATCATATATAAATATTTACAGAAATATTTTTAAATTATTTATTTTAACGAGCAACTAATTTCATAAATTCTTTTCTAATTTTATTAAATACATCAACTGATAAAATGATACATTCTTTAACGTTTCCTTTAACAGTCGAAACATCAACTGGTTCTTTATATGCTACTCTTATTAAACTATAAGTATCATGTGGATGCATTTTTTTGAATCCACAATAAGTTAGAAATTTTGTTTCATAATATTTTGTTAATAAGAAATATTCAATCACTTTTCCAATAGTATAATCTTCATTTTCAAGAATAATATCATAACTATTTTGTAATGTATTTTCAGCAGTATTAATTTGTAATTCATCTTTATCAATAATAGTATCCAAAAATTGTAATTTTTCAATCATAATTTTACAAGAATTTACAAGTAGCTCAACATTTGTATAAACACCAATTGATTGAATTATAAAATCAAAACTATCTTTTTTGAAAATTCTTTTTCCTTCCAATAATTTCCAGTTTTTTTCTTCAAACTCAATTTCTGATTCTTTTTTTCCTTCATCTTTCCATTTTTGTTTTAATTGTTGTAATTTTGCTTCTTGAGCTGTTTCATCAATTGTATTTCCATATGAGCATGTTGATACTACATTATAAGCTCCATCTTCTTTTGCTGTTCCAATATCAAATTCACACGTTAAATGTATAATTTTCCCCGCAATTTCTTCTGCTGGTTTAGCTTTTAATCTAACAAAATCAATATGATCACCTGTTATATCATTTGCTGGGAAAATTTCTCGAATTTTATCCTGTGGTAAAGGCTTTCCAGAGACTAAATCTTTTATAACAAAATCTCCTGATGTTACATACATTGTTGTATCAGTATTATTTTGAATATTTAATTCCATAATATAATTTTTTAAAGGAAACTCTTCAATATCCTTTATATGTATAGGAATACAAGATAAACGATGTTTAACAATTTCATTATTTAAACCACATGTATTTGCTATAATATTACATTTATTTTTATCATTTGGTAATACTCTGAATACAATTAGAGGTATTTCTGATAAAATTATTCTTCTCAAAGCATTTGCAATACTTACATTTACTCCACTAAGAGTAAATTGTAATTCATCATCTCTAATATCAGATGTTACTTCCACACGTGGAGTAACTGAAAATTCATTAATATCTGAGTAAGACATTCTAGATTCAACGCTCATTATATCTATTATATCTTTATATTTAAATTAATAATTTAATTCATTTTTTTTTTAAAATGAGTTAAATATAATTTTACATTAACTAATTATATATTAAGATGAGTTGCATTTTATATTATAGCAAATATTGTGAAGTTTCTAAAAAATATTTACAGCTCTTATCAAAGTCTGATGTACAAAAAGATATTCATTTTATATGTATTGATAAAAGAGTAAAAGATTCAAATAATAAAACATATATTATTTTAGAAAATGGACAAAAAATCATTTTACCAGAAAATGTAACAAAAGTACCAGCATTATTATTATTAACACAAGGTTATCAACTATTATATGGAGAACAAATTTTACAATATTTAAAACCAAAACAACAACAAGAAGTAAGAATCGCGACTAAAAATAATATGGAACCTATGGCTTTTTCACTTGGTGGTGGAGGTAGTTTTGGAGATGTTGTTTCAGATCAATATAGTTTTTTAGATCAAGGTGAGGAAGATTTAAAAACAACTGGTAATGGTGGCATGAGACAAATGCATAATTATGTTGATTTAAATACTGCATTTAATACTGGAGTTTCTAATACTGGAAATAATGAAGATTTTAATACTACAATTAGAGGCGCAAAAAAAATAGGAGAAGATGAAGCTAATCAACAGATGGAAGATAGATTGAAAAGAATGCAAGAAGAAAGAGATGCAGATATCCGATCTATTACAGGTAATAGACCTCCAATGAGTTTTTAATTTCTCATTTAAATTTTTATGATATAATTAAAACTTAATAATAATAAAAATTTAAATATATATTAATTAAATTAATATAAAAAGATTTATAGAAAAATAAATAATGTCTAATATATTGACTGCGTTTAATGATCATTTTCTTCAATTCATTAATGATGTACAATTAGTATTTCCTGAAGATTCTGACGTGTTAGCAGCAAAAAATGCTCTTATTGCTATTAGAAAAGCTAATCCAAAGATGATTGTCAAAATTTGGAAAATATTTATTGCTGATAAATATAGAAGACAAATTGATGAACATGATATTTCATTTTTCTTAACAAAAGATTATTCTTCAGATGTTTCATCATCTAATAATTCAGATAAAATTATGGAATCTATTGATAGATTAAGGGAACCAATTAGAAATATGGGACCAGAAAATCAAGCTAAAGTAATGAAATATATTGAAAATTTGACAAAACTCTCTGATCTATGTGAATAAATAATAATTAATGATAAATTATATTATTATTTATGCTTTAATGTTTTCTATGTTAAATTTATTTTTTGTTTATTATATTATTTAAAAAATTTTTAAATAAAATCTACGCTATGTAGATAAATATATTTATTTGCATAAATAACTTATGCAAATAGTTATGATATTTTCTATATCAAAATTAGATAATTTTATATTTTAAATCATATATATATATATTATGATTTTAAATATATATTTTTACATAAGTTTGACTTAAATAAATTTAATATATATTAAATTATATGTCAACTGAAAATTTAGTGCCAGAGGAATTTATTAAAGTAGTTAGAGATTTTGTAGGTGATTTACTTATAACATTTCCAGAATACGCACCTTTAATTGATAAATGGTGGAAAACTAAGGATCATTTTAAATATATTGATGATGAAGAAGAAAGAGTTAAAGCATATGAAAAATCAGAAAAAAACTCAGCAAAATTACTATTTGATTTTTGTAAGAAAAAATTACCACCTAGATTTTTTGATATTTTATACCAAAATGAAGATATGTTTAAGGAAGAATCAGAGCTAGACACTGAATTTTTCCCAAAGATTCATTTCAAAAACTTATGGCAATGTGATATTTCACAAAAGACACGTGAAACCATTTGGAAATATTTGCAGCTCCTTCTTTTTTCCATTGTTGGTACATTAGATAATAAGGATGCATTCGGTGATACTGCTAAGTTATTTGAAGCGATTAATGAAGAGGAATTTAAAGGTAAATTGCAAGAAACATTGAGTCAAATGCAAGGTTTATTTGATTTAAGTGGAAACTTTGGAGAGAATTTAGGAGAAGGATTAAATCAATCTGACTTGCCAAATGCAGAGCAAATTAATGAGCATATTACAGGAATGTTAGATGGTAAAATTGGACAATTGGCTAAGGAAATTGCTGAAGAAACAGCAGCAAATTTAAACATGGATTTTGATGGTGCAACTGACATGAAAGATGTATTTAGTAAGCTAATGAAAAACCCTACAAAACTTATGGGATTAGTTAAAACTGTTGGTGATAAGTTGGACTCAAAACTAAAATCTGGAGAGTTAAAGGAATCAGAAATGATTCAAGAAGCAACTGAAATTATGAATAAAATGAAAAATATGCCTGGTATGGGAAATATCCAATCAATGTTAAGTAAGATGGGTATGGGTGGTTTGGGTGGATTAGGTGGAAAAGTTAATACAGGTGC